TGGAACAACAGGACCAACAGGAGCTGTAGGTAACACAGGATCAACCGGACCTACTGGAGCGCAAGGCGCTGCTGGCGCTCAAGGCAATACTGGACTGACGGGCATGACAGGAATGACTGGCGTTACTGGCGTTACTGGTGCTACCGGTGTAACTGGAGCAACTGGCATTACCGGGCCAACCGGTCCTCAAGGAGCACAAGGCAATACAGGAAACACTGGCCTAACTGGTAATACTGGTATGACTGGTATGACCGGCGTAACCGGTCCTACAGGTGCAACTGGTAACACTGGCCCAATGGGCGATCATTACCAGACAACATCAACAACTTCTATTTCTTTGCCAGCTTCTGGATCTGTCACGCTCACCATCGGCACTGGCCTTGCTTATTCTTTGCAGCAATCAGTTATTGTTGCAAATACATCAAGCGCTTACTTTGTTGGCGACGTAACTTCTTACACATCCGGCACTGGCGTAATAACGCTCAACGTTACTAAGACCGTTGGCACGGGAACCTTTACCTCATGGACAGTTAACCTTGACGGTGCTGTAGGTGCCATCGGCGTGACTGGACCTGCTGGACCTACTGGAGCGGTTGGAAATACTGGCTACACAGGTGCTACAGGCTTTACTGGATTTACAGGCTCTACCGGCCCTACAGGGCCTACAGGAGCCGTTGGAGCGACTGGCTTTACTGGTTATACCGGAGCTACCGGCTTTACCGGTTTTACGGGCAGCACAGGCCCTACAGGGCCTACTGGAGCGCAGGGCGCTGCTGGCGTTCAAGGTAATACTGGACCGACGGGACCAACGGGAGCTGTAGGCTTTACAGGCTTTACAGGATTTACAGGCTCAACCGGACCAACAGGTTCGCAGGGTGCTGCTGGTCCACAAGGCAACACTGGTAATACAGGCATGACTGGTCTAACTGGTAATACAGGTATGACTGGAATGACTGGCGTAACTGGCCCTACAGGGCCTACAGGCACACAGGGCAACACAGGAAACACTGGCTTAACAGGTAACACTGGCATGACAGGTTTGACCGGTCCTACCGGACCTACTGGTGCCACAGGTGCGACTGGGCCACTTGCCTCTAACAACGCTCACGCTTCTGCTCGCCTTGCCACAACAGCCAACCTTGCTACCACCTATACCGCAGGTTCGGCAGATGCTGGTGGTGGCTATGGAGTTGGCGCAAAATTAACAGCCACATCAAATGGACGTGGTTCTATTGACGGAACAAACATTACTGTTGGCGATAGAATTTTAGTCAAGAATCAAACAACTCAGACTCAAAATGGTATTTACACAGTTACCACTCAAGGCACCTTTGGCGTTGCTTATGTCCTCACCCGCGCTACTGATTACGACAACTCAACTGCTGGTCAGGTCGAGTATGGCGATTTTCTCTTCGTAACTACTGGCACAGCCAACGCAGCTACCAACTGGATCCAGAACAATGTCGGCACAGGAACCAATGGCTACATCATCATCGGTACCGACAACATTACCTTTGCCCAGTCAGGCGGCGTAGGCCCACAAGGAAACACCGGAAATACGGGTGCAACGGGCGCTACAGGCGCAACTGGTGCCAATAGCACAGTTGCTGGACCTACTGGTTTTACAGGCTCTACAGGCCCTACAGGGGCTACAGGACCTACTGGAGCGGCTGGCACTAATGGTACCAACGGAACCAATGGTGCTACAGGTGCGACTGGCTTTACAGGTTCTACGGGACCTACAGGACCGCAAGGCTCAGCAGGCGTTCAGGGTAATACCGGCAACACGGGGCCAACAGGATTTACTGGTTTTACTGGTGCTACAGGATTTACGGGCTTTACAGGATCTACTGGCTCTACTGGTCCTACTGGCCCTGCTGGTGCTACGGGCAATACAGGAGCAACTGGTTTGACAGGTAACACTGGTGCAACAGGCGCGGCAAACCTTTGGGATATACTCATGCTTGGCGGAATGTGATACAATAGCAACGAATGAAGATTGCCGTTTACGCTATTGCGCTAAATGAAATTCTCCATGCCGAAAGGTGGGCAAAGGCCGCCGAAGGCGCTGATTACCGGATAGTAGCAGATACAGGATCAACTGATGGCACACAAGAAAAGCTACGCGAATTGGGTGTTACTGTTCACGATATTAGTGTTAGGCCTTGGCGTTTTGATGTGGCGCGGAACGCGTCTCTTGCGCTCATACCAGCGGACGTAGATGTTTGTGTCTTTGTGGATATGGACGAAGTTATCCACAAGAACTTTTTTAAGGAACTGCGCAAGCAGTGGGATCCAACGGCGCAGGCTGGCTGGGTAACATTTGATACTGGCAGCAAATGGCAGAAAGATAAGATCCATTCCCGCCATGGGTGGTACTGGAAATATCCAATTCACGAAGTAGCCATTTACTATGGCGAAGGAACGCCAAAGTATTGCACTATTAATAACGCGATCATCAGCCACAAGCCAGATGAAAACAAATCTCGCGGGCAGTATCTGCCCATGCTTGAGATGTGTGTTAAAGAGTTTCCAACAGATCCACGTGCGTGGACTTATATGGTTCGCGAGTATTACTTTTACCGTCGCTGGGAAGATGTACTTACCGCAGCCAACGCTCGCATGGAACTTGGCGGATGGAATGTTGAAGAGGCTGCCACCTGTCGGTGGGCAGCAGAAGCTGCGCATTATCTTGGCAAAGCCGAAGAGTCAACCAAATGGGTTGATCGCGGAGTGCAGATCCTTCCTACTGAGGGTGAGCCTTGGTTCTCAGTAGCCCTAGATGCTTATCGCAACAAACGTTGGCAGCAATGCTTAGATGCTTCTATCAAAGCCATCGAGTGTCCGCGTAGCGTTCATCATTGTTATGACGCTTCTGTTTGGAACTGGAAAGCCTACGATCTGGCAAGCATCGCCTCGTGGGAACTAGGTTTTATAGATGAAGCAATTACCTTTGCCGTTGCCGCTAGCAAAGCCAATGGCGAAGAAAATGATCGAGTCTTACGCAATTTGAAATTCTTTAGACAAGCCAAGGAGAAACATGGCACTCGGAGATAACTGCCGTTCTGGTTGTTTAGAAAAGAACCACGAAACATATATCGATTGCTTGCAGGATGCAAACATCCATACCAATGCCGGTGATGCAGCAGGCAACAAGACAATGAACAAGAGAAGTTGGAACGCTGAATTAGATGCGTATGCGGCTGCTCGGTCACAAGGTATTCAGCCAGCAGGCACAACTATGCGGGCAGTTAATGAAGCAAAGGCAGCTAGCGACACGCTAGGCGTAGCCTTTGATGCAGGCACAATGCCTGCCGCAAAGCAGATTACCAAGCACAAGGCCAAGGTAATGAAAGAAGTGGGAGTAATCTAATGGCAGCAGCAAAGAAGGGCATGGGCTTTAAGGCCGCCCAAAAGTCGATTGCTAAAAAGTCTGGCGTATCAATGGAGAGCGCAGGAGCGATCCTTGCATCTTCAACACGCAAGGCAAGCCCAGCAGCAAAGAAAGCAAATCCAAATCTCAAGAAGGTAGCAATGCCTAAAAAGGGTGGTAAGTAATATGTGTATGTCATGTGGATGCAATAACAACGCAGTCAGCGTTTCAACTGACGAACTAAACGGCAAGCCAAACATCGACCCAAAGGGTGGATACAAGGGCGTTGGCGGTACAGTAACTTGGCCGGCAAAGTAAAGCAGACCGGCGCTAAAAAGCAGGCTGTATCTGATTCGGTCACCATTGGTGGCCAGAAGCATGTTGTCACACGCGCCAGTAATGGGGATGTAATTGTCAATCATCCCAATTCAAAGAAGACAACATTCAAGAAAATTGATTTGACTAAAAAAGCAGATGTAAAGACCGTTGCCGCTGGCGTGGCAGCGGTTAAAAAATGGCATAAGGCTCATCCAGCGAAAGGCAAGTAAATGGCGGTAGATGATGGTCGTCCAACTGTATATCATTTAAATCGTTTAGCGGGAACCATCGTTAATGGAGTACCGCAATGGGATTTTAATGGCGCAGCTGTTCAGTGGGCCAATAGGACAATTCCCGGCCACAACGCCACACGTGGTATTGATGCTCTGAATTTAATTTACGCAAGCCGACACGGTGGAAAGAATTTTTATCTAGATACGCCGGGCGTTCTTAATGCCCTTGCTGGAGTAACTGGATACGGCGAAGCAGCGGCTGCATCGAGGATTACATCGTGACACTTTTTTCAGAACTTATTGATGAGACGGCTCTAGCGCTCACAGGTTATACCTCACGTCAGGATCAGGCTACATTCCTTCTTGCCCCAATGGGACCGACGGATCTGAGCTTTACCGTTGCTGATGGCACAGTCCTTACACGCGGTATTGTAGAAATTGACGAAGAGTTGATCTGGGTCGATTCATTTGACCGTACATCAAACACCGCAACC